GGTAAGCGCCGGGGACGTTGATCGCCATCCCCTGACCATCACCGACCGGGCCCGTCCCGATGAGGAGATCGCGGACGACCGCGTCGCGGAAGTCGTTGCTGATCGTCGTGTTCGCGCTGTCGAGCGTGAGGTTGATCTCGACAGTCTGGTCGCTTACCTCCATGTCGCTCATCCCGATCAGCGAGCTCGTCTGGCCGACCGGCGTGAGCGTGTTCGTGATGGTCGCGCTCAGCTCGGAGACGTCGAAGGTGACCCGAGCGTGCTCATCCCCATTGTCTCCGCTGATGTCAGTCCGCGACGTCGAGGCGGCGTCGGAGACGACGACGTAGCAGCTCCGGAAGTGGGGCGTCGCTCCGTTAGTCGTCTCCGGCTCAAAAGGTCCGCCGACATAGGTGGGATCGTCCTCGATGTGCGCCGCCTGGAAGGTGAAGTCGCCCATCAAGCGGCCGCCATCGACGCTAATCGCGAGGCTCTCCATCTTGCACCCGTAGGCATAGGAGCGAACGCCGACGCCGTCGATGCGGAAGGCGACGGAGCTCCCGACCGCTCCGCTCGCGGTGCCCTTTGCGGTATACCAAGTCTGAAGGAGGCGGACCGTGTCGGAGTTGGTCAGTGCTCGGGAGAACGCGGGAGAGTATCCGATGTTCCCCGTCCCGCTCGCGTTCTCCGAGGTGACGTGGGCATACTCCGCGCGACCGTTGATCTCGAGGCCGATGAGCCCGCCGAGCTTGTAGTTCGCGAGCGTCGTCGGCGTATAGCGGTTGTCGCTCACCGCGGCGCTCACCGCGTCGCTCTCGGCGCCGGGGATGGTCGTCGAGAAGCCAGCGGAGAGGAGCCGACCGAGCGCGGTTGCGGCGTAGTTAGAGCCGGTCCCGAGCGTCGTGAAGTCACAACGGACGGTGACGGTCCCGGTCCGTCGCTGTTGCTTCACGCCGCCGATATACGTCGTGTCGAGCTCCGGCGGGAGGCCGTGAGGTCCGTCTCTCGCCTCGGTCCGCTCGGAGACCGGCGCCTCGCCTGGAACGACGATAGGGTCCCGCTCACACGGGATAGAGATAAAATTGAGCCCCGTAGGAGAAGGAGCGCCGGTCGAAGAGTCGAGCGACCCGAAGGAGCTCTCGACTGCGACCGAGAGCGAGCGATGAGTGACAGCCATTAGAACGCCTCCGCGTAGAGAAGATCGAAGGGGACGACGAGGAGAAGAGCCGCTGGATTCCCCGCCTCATCGAGAATAGGAGCGGTTGAGGCCTCGCCGGTGATGAGCGACGTGATGCCCGTCGTCGCGAGAGAGTATGCCGGATCGCGGAGCGAGTTGACGAGCTGTGAGCTGTCCTCTCCGACGATGCGCTCGAGGAGGCCGACATCGCGAGGGATGTCGTAGCGGACGCGTAGCTCCGCGGTGAGCCTCTTCCGGCCGGTGATGCCGGATTGCCCGTCGTCGTGAGGGTACGTCGTGACGCGGAGCTCGAAGAGTCGGAGCGTGTTAGGGCGCCGGTCGGTGAGTAGCTCTTGGCCGGTCGCCGGGTCAACGCAGACGAAGCCCTGAGACGGGTCAGTCTTTGGCGTGAGCGCCTGGAGGCGATCAACCAGAAAGGAGAAGGCGCTCGCGATGCCTTGACTCATGCCTTGAACCTCCGGAGAGCTGCATTAACCGATGAGATAAGGCTCAAATGTTTTGCTTGGGTATAGCTCGCCGGAGCTGAGAGCTTTTTCTTTATCCTAGAAGCGATAGCCGCGGTGAGTTTCTTTTGGTCAGTTGGTGAGAGCCCGATAAATGAGCGACGAGCGTTCACGCGATAACCATAATCTTTCACGGCAGAGGAGAGGCCGATTGTATAACCAGTCTTCGTCGCCTTTGTTGTGATGAGGTTATTCATCAGGGCGCCGGATAGAGTTAGGTCAACCTCTGCCGTTTGATTCTTGCCGCCGGCCGTATAGCGTCGACTCTTCATCTTATATTCGCGATATCCGCCCTTGAAATACATTCCCCGCGGCGTCTCCACACCTCCTCTAGGCTCAAGGGGAGCGTCTTTCTCAACGTATATCGGCCGCGTTGAATACTTAGCGAAGGGCTTGTCGCTTGTATCTTTCCCCGAATAGGTACGGAGACGCACTAGGGCGATAGTATCCGCCGAGGCGATCATACTGTCCTGAGCTGACCATATCTGCGGGATAGTCAGATCAAGCGTCACCTTCATCGCCATTAGTGCTGCATCCCCCGCCAGCGCGGGAACTCAATCGCAAGGTCTTTCTCGCGCTGCGTCGGCTGGACCGAGGGGAGAGAGAAGGTGCCCCGAGCGTCGGTGACTTTCCCGCCCGCGCGTCGGAGGTTGATCTCGTCGCTGTCGATGATCCCGTCGTCGTCGGTGTCGAGGGTGAGCTGACGCATCGCCCGGTCGAAGAGAGCGAGCGCGCGCTCCCTCATCCGCTCGGCGACGTCGAGCTGAGCGACCATCTCATAAACCCGAGCGGCGGCGAGATAGCGGTGGGCCTCGAGGAAGATCTCCGGGTTAAAGATATCGTCTTCAGTCTGGTCGGCGAGGAGGTCGTCGCGGACGTATAGCCGGAGCTCCTCGAGCGCCGCCTCGACCTGAGGCGAGAGGTCCTGCTGACGCCGCGGGACCATGTCGGCGAGTTGGGGCATCGCCGACACAAGGGAGGAGTGAGTCAAGCCAGAATCGAAAGGGCGCCGGACGACCTCAACGGTCCCCTTCTGCACCCTGAGCCGGGGGATCGGCGCCTCCGCTGTCGTATACGCGACGGTCGTGTTGATGATGCCGCGCGTCGCCGTATCCGCCGCGGGGATCGTGTACTCATAGCCCGCCCAAGCGAGAGTCGCCGGAGCGGAGAGCGCGAGGTCTCGCGGGAGGACATCGCCGAGGATAGCGGTCGTCCCATCGACGCGGACAATCGTGACGCCGAGGTAGCCGTCCTCCGCGGTGATGAGCCAAGCTCGACCTGGACCGACACCGACGAGGGAGGCCGCGGTCGCCGGTGCGCTCAGCGTCAGCGTCCGCCGATCAGCTCCGAGCGCCGTGACGGAGACGTCCGCGTGAGCGGGAGTCATCGCCGAAGGTCCGCTGGTTGTCCCGTCGGGGAGGGTGTACGCGAGACTAGGTGTCGCGTTTAGCGGAAAGGGCGCCTCCCATCGGAAGAGGAAGTCTTTGCTCTGAGCTGCCTTCATCATCGCGCCCGCCTCGCTTTCTCGTTGGCTCGCCTCACCTCGGCGTCGGTCCCGCGCTCGAGGTTCGCCGATTCTATCAGCTCCTCCGAGACCGGCGACCATGAGTGTCGGCAGTTATAGCCGCCCGCGCGCGTGAGCACCGGCTCTAGCTGATAGTTCCGCATCTCGCCGACCTGCGACGAGGTGAACACCTTTCCCACGAGCTCCCGGCAGAAGGGCCGAGTGATGCCGTCGAGAGGTCCGGTGTAGAGGTAGTGGTCGAGGCCCGCGGCCTCCGCGGCGACCGCGGTGAGCTCGCGGCCGAACGAGGCGATTCTCGTCCGGGCCTCGGTGATCTGTCGCCCCTCGGCGGAGCGAAGAGCAGCGTCGAGCGAGCTGATAACAGCGGACGGCTCGGCGCTGAATTGAGCAGAAGAGAGCGCGTCTCTTACTGCCCTTTGAGTGTCCGGGATGATGACATCATCGAAGATCCCCTCGACAGTGTCCTGAGCGAGAGCTTGACCGATGCCGCCGACAGCGGCGATGTCGAAGCCATCGACGGAGGAGAGGAGGAGCCCCTCGACGTTCGCCAGCGTCTCTCGCTCGGCGTCGGAGATCTCAAAGACCGACTCGGCGAGCCCCTGATCCAGAAGCCACGCCGACATCTCATCCCGACGCATACGGCGGAGCTCATCGAGCCCGCCACGCTCGGCCGCCGCTTTGACCGCGGCGACCACTTCTCTTTTGCTCCGCCGAAGAGCTCGACGAAGCCCGCGCTCTAGGCTTGCCTCTACCTGTAGCTGTCCCCGCGTCGCCTTGAGTTGACGTTTGAGACGCTCATCCGTCGCCCGCTGGATCTGGCGAGTCAGGTCGCTGATCGCGACCTCGTCCGCATCCTCCTCGGCGAGTCGGGTTGTTGAGCAGTAGGGGCAAGCCATAGGGCACTAGGTGAGGCAGTCGGTGAGGCGGAGACCGCGATCAGCGTCGACGAGGCGGAACTGCTGAACGTGCTCACCCCAGACGTGACGCCGGACGAGGTCGAGCGAGTCATACTGACCAGCCTGAAGCCCCTTATACTGCATATTGAGCGCCGCGACCGGCATCGCCTTGACGCCGCCGCTCTTCTGCGCGATAGCGTCGGAGCCGCGGAGGATGTAGAGGCCGATGGTCTCGGTGTTCCAGATGTCCGCCTCGGAGCTGGTCGCGCCGGGGATAGCGGTCTCGCGCCGAGCGGAGCCGACGTAGACGTTCGGGACAGCGAGGACGGAGCGGAGCACCTCGAGGACAGCGTCGTCCGCGAGGATGCGATTGCCGCTGGCGATACCGGCGGAGCTATCACCGACGAAGCTCCGGATCTCCGGGTTCCGAGCGAGCGCGCGAAACACGTTATAACCGAGGATGATCGTGTCGGCAGAGATGCCGTGGTTGGTCGCCCGCAAGGTGTCGAGCTGCTGATGAATAAACGTCAGCGGCTCGGCGCCAGCGGCGTCGAACTTCGTGCCTGGGACCGTGTTCGTGAAGCTCGCGCCGAAGAGCAGATCAGCGCAGCGCTTCTCCTGAGCGAGCATCAGCGCGCGACGCACCTTGCGCGCGCTCCGCGCCTCCTCGGTCCCGGGATACTGGGAGTCTTCGATGTCCTCCATCGCGATGGAGTCCTCGAAGGAGTGGATCTCCGCCTTGAAGGTGAGCGAGGAGCGGTTGAAGCTCGAGAGCGACTGACGACCAGCGCCGGGAGCTCGGCGAGAGTCGGCCTCGGGCGCCCCCATGAAAGAGCGGGTATTCTCGACGAGGAGGGTCCCGCTTCGCTCGGGGATGTCGACGCGCTCCATGACGCGGTCAGCGATGAGCTGAGCGTCGCTCGGGACAGCCTCGGAGACGATGCCGGTGAGGATCTGATCGACGGGGTGGAGATTGCTATAGCTAGGACGGGCCATTGTTTAGCCTCCTTACGCGAACTGGCTTGCGCCGGTGAAGATAACCTCGATCTCGTCGCCATCGGCGTAGGAGGTCGCGTTCTGGTTGTAGATGACGCGCGCGACGCTGTACTCGGTGCCGCCGCCGTTAACCCACGGGATGAGGCGAGCGGTCCCAGTCTCGACCATGAGGAGGGAGTGAGTCCCCGCGGTGAGAGTGTCGCCGGCGATTGCCTTGGTCCGTCCGAAGATCACGACCTCGACCGCGTCGCCAGCGTCGACGGAACGCTGAGCGATGCCGTCCGCTTGCTCGCCGGTGGTCCCGTCAGCGAGAGCGACCTTACCAGCCGCGTTGATGACAACAGCCTGAAGGCCGGTGATCGCCTCAGCGGCGATGAAGGTCTGGATATCTGAATTTCCGAGGCGGCTCATTTAGCCCTCCATAGCAGCGAGAAAGAACTCGCGGTCGTTGGTCCGAATCTGGTTGAGAGCCTCGGAGAAGCTGATGCTCTTCTCCGCGGCGATGCTCTTCGCGCGCTCGGCGAGAGACTCCCGGTTAATCTGCTCTCCGGATGCGCCGTGACCAACCTCCCGAAGGGGGACAGCGGAGCCAGACGCGCGCTCGGAGAACATCGCCCAGAAAGCGCCGTCTCCGGCCTTGTTCTGGTTCCACGCCTTCTCGGCGAGTGGGCGCTCAGCGGGAGAGATACGGCCGGAGCGGATGAGCTCGTCGACGGCGCCGGTCCGCTTAACGGAGTCGTTCTCCTCGCGGAGCGCGGTGAGCTGCTCCCGGAGAGTCTGGACCTCGGCGAGGAGGAGAGCCGAGCCTTCGCTCATCGCGTAGCTCTTCTTCTCCATCATCTTCTCCTTGTCCTCCTCCTCGGCGAGCTTCTCCTTCTCGGAGTCCTCGGCGAGCTTCTCCTCGTCGCTCTTCTCGGCGAGGAGATCAGAGTCCTCCTCTTCGAGCTTCTCGGCGTCGCCGGCGAGTCGCTTCTCCATCTCGGCGACCATCGCCATCTTCTGGAGGAGGAGGTCGACGAGGTCGCCCATCTCCATCTTCATCAACTGCTCTCGGGTCTCCATAAGGTGGACCTCCTCTGTCAGTAAGACACGATCGACCGAGCTCGCGGACTGCTGCGGTCGAGGGGTAAGAGTGATCGCGAGGAGTTGAGCGCCCCCGGTAGGAGCCCCGCTCTCTCTCGCGTAGACTGAGCCCGTGACGAACTCCGGAGAACTCCAGAGAGAGCCTTGGGCTTCTGCGACTGCCCGCCGTCCGCGGTCGTTATAGGCGGGGATAGCGATGAGCGCGCGCCCGTCCTCGGAGAGGCGGAGGTCAATGATCTCACCGAGAGCGCCGCCAGTCTCCGGCGTAGACGCGCCGACATTCGGGGAGCTCTGGTGATTCCAATCGATGATCACCGGGTCGCTCTCGCGGCGTGCCTGGAATACGCGGACCATCTCGGCGAGGAGCTCCGGCGTGACCTCGGCGATAGTCTCACCGCTCATCCGGCTCGCGACGGTGCCCGCTCGGAGCGTGACGAATGGGCGCCCGAGCTCCTGACCATCCTCGACGACGACGGTGAGGCCGTCGAGCTCGACCTCCTCCGCCTCGGAGAGCGCATAGGCCCGCTCGGAGAGTTTCTTCTCATCTGCTGCGTTCATTTGACCCACTACTTTCCGCGCCCATGCAAAGCCGGGATCGCCTCCCCACCCTTGCCACGCTTGCCAGCCTTTACCCTGCTCTCCCCACGTCGAGCCCTCTTTGTCGATCTCATGTCGGGTGAAGTAGGCGAGCATCCGGCGGACCGTCTCCGGCGAGAGTTCGACGCCGTTCTGGAGGTCACGCGCTCGAGCGATGCCAACCGGCGTCATCCCTCTTTGAGACTCCGGCTTCTCCGCGCGGACCTCGAGCGCCCGACGCGCTGCATCTTGGGCGCCCTTGGGCGGAGTGAAGTCGATATGCGAATACTTCGCCGGCTTCTCCGCGAGCTCCTTCTCCCGGTGCTGCGGATGCTCCTTAGGGAGTAGATCGAGGTCGGTGTTGTAGGTCTCTTTGCGCTCGCCGGTCCCGACGAGCTTCAGGAAGGCCTTGACCCGAGCGAGCGCCCACTGCTCCCGCGATGTCACCGACGGGCGATGAGAGGTCGAGTAGGCTCCGGCGCCTCGCCGATAGACGGCCTTGAGCATCCCGAGGTCAACCTCGCGCCCGTCCGCGGTGTATCGGTCGTTATGCTCATCGCGAAGGTTCTCGAGCGCCTTCTCCGTTGACTCGGAGATCTGGATGTCGCCCCGAGTACTAGACGCGCTCCCTTTAGGGTTCCGCGCCGAACCGGTCCGCTGATCGGCTTTAGGCGCCGGAGTCTTGGGATCATCCTTCCGACGCTCGGCGAGTCGCCGAAGTTTTCGCTTTGCGCTCATCGGCCCACCTCGCGAAGTTTGCGATAACGCTCGGAGAGCGCGGCGGCTCCTCCACCGACTCCCCCGGAGACGCGGTCGTAATAGGTCCGCGCCGCTTGTTCGGGGAGCTCCCCGGCGCCGATACGCTCGCGGATAGCTCGCTCCAGATCATCCTCCGGAGTGAGGAGCCCGAACTGAACCAGCGGCGCTAGAGCGTTTAGGCTCTCGGCGAGCTCGTCGGCGTCAAGCCCGGAGTGAACGAGCCGCGGGAGCTGTGAAGGGTTGCACTCGCCGTAGTTCCACTTGATGAGGCGCCCGATAGTCCCGCCTCCGCGTCGGTCCTCTCCGCTCACGGCGGCGGCGACCATGTCGCAAAGGTTGAGCGCGCTCCTCCGGAAGACCGAGAGGTGAACCTCACCGACGGAGCGCGCGCCCGTGTCGGTGACGCCGAGGTGCATAAAGCTCGCGAGGAAGGCGAGACTGATCTGGTGATCACACTGGGCGATAGTCGCCAGCGCGTGAGAGCTGTCCAGCTTCTGCTCGCCGAAGGTGTCGAACGAGACGACCGGGTTGTCGACGAGGTAGCTCTGCTCTTGCGCGATGTAGGCTTGCGCCTGGGCGGCCGCGCGGTCGATCATCTCGTCAATGTCGGTATCGGTGAGGCCGGCGGCCTCCGCAGCGGAGCGATCCACCTTTACTCGAGGAGTCGCGACAGCCCATCGCTCCATCCCGACACCGAGGAGGTTCGCGGTCCTCTGCTTAAATCGCCACCACCACCACGCAGGACGAAGAAGCCCTCGGCCCTCGAAGTTCGAGCCGGTCCGGTTGAGCGTGAGGAGGAGGAGCTTGGAGGCGGGGATAGGCTCCGGCGGGAGGGTGTTCCCGCGGAGCTGCTGGATCACCGCGTCGAGGTTTTGCCCGTCGGCTGACTCCCAGCGGAGGTGAGCCGAGGGCTCGCGGTCGGCGTAGCGGTCGAGCCAGACACGCGGAACGCCGCGCTCGTCGTGAGCGATGCGGTAGACCTCCTCGGCGTAGCGGTAGCCGATGGGCGCGAACTCCCAGAGATACTGAAGCTGGTCCTCCCAAGATGTCGTCATCATCCCCGGATAGCCGTCGGTGCCCCAGCACTCGTTCGCGAATCGAGCGAGCTCCTTCGAGTGCTCGTCGGTTTCGTCGCCTGGTATCCAGCGCCACGACGCTTCAAGCAAAGTCTGCTTGAGGACACGCCACGACGCCGCGACAGTCGGATCCGTCGCGAGCATCTCCTCGGCCTCTTGGATCCAGTTCTGCCCGGTGATGCGGAGATTTTGCTCTTTGCCGACGATCTGGCCGCCCGATAGGTATGTCCCCGTGATACCGCGTTGACCGAGCGGCGGCACGACGGGAGCGCCGCGGTAGGGTAGATCGCGCGCTCGGGTGTATCCTGTACGGTACGACATAGGAGAGCCTCCACTTTGTTCAGTACCATACACCTCTTCAGTATAAAGATAAAATCATGAGTGACCCGAAGTTGAACCCGCTACAGCGAGACCTTCTCCGCGCGCTCGCGACTGAACAGACATTCATCGCGGTCCGCGCCGGTTGGGGATCCGGTAAGACGAGCGCGCTAGTGTTCGCGATTCTCGCGATGAGTCACGCGAGACCGGGGAGCTCCTCGCTTCTCATCACCGACACCTCGCCGCGCTACCGGACCGTGTTAGCCCCCGAGATAGAGAAGTGGTTAGGCCCGCTCGGTTGGGAGTGGAATCAGCTCAAGGGGACGTGGACCGACCCGCAGACCGGGAGCGTCGTTTGGTGTCGCGCCTACTTCCGGCCGGGAACGCGCGACAGCTCGCATAACCCGCTCGAGGGGATCAACGTCTCCGGCGCCGCCTTCATCGACGAGAGCCAGACGATGACGGAGGAGGTTGCTCAAAAGGCGCTCGGTCGGTTGAGGTCGGGACCGTCGCCGATCTTGGTGATGGTCGGCCTTCCGGTCTCCGATGCTTGGTGGGTCCGGATGGCAGAAGATAACGGATGCCCGGCGATCTTCCATACGAGCTATGCGAACCGCGCGAATCTCTCGGAGGCATGGTTCCGCGCAACCGAGGCCCTCCCACCAGCGGAGCGCGAGGCGATGATCATGAACAAGCCGACGCCTCCGACCGGGTCGGTTTATTCGGAGTGGTCGGAGGAGAACATCGTCGACGGGTGGAAGTACCGCGAGGACATGGAGAGCCGGATAGCTATCGACTGGGGATTTAGAAAGCCGTCGGTGCTCATCATCGCTCACGACCCGGAGATCGGCGCCGACATCATCTGCGCCGAGATCAACCCGCAAGAGGTGACGCTCGAAGAGCTCGCTCGCCTCATCCTCGCCGTCGCTTGGCCTCGGAGCCATCGAGCGAGCGCGCCTAAGGCGCGGATCTGGTTAGACGCCGGCGCCGGAGATAAGGCGGGGAGCGCGAGGAATGATCAAACCGCGATGAGTAGCTTCAAGGTCCTCGGGCTTGACCCGCCGAAAGGTATCGGCCTCCGGCTCCGTCACACTACCTCGCCGGTCCGGACTGACATCGTCAACGGAGTCCAGAGGCTCAAGCGGGCGATATGGCAGAGACGCTATCGGATGACTCGCGAGGTTTGGGAGGCTGGACGGAGAGCAACCGGGAACTCTCTCCGGAAGGCGCTCGAAAGCTACCGATGGGACCAGAAGAAAGAGCAGCCGGTAAAGGACGGGAGAGAGGACCCGCTCGACGCGCTCCGATACGACTGCATTATCTGGCGATGGGGAGACGACGCGGCCCTCGAACGCCGACGAAAGTCATCGACGCCGACGCGAGGTCGGCAGAGTAAACCTTGGGAGCAAAGAGGCCTCTTCTAGTCGCCCTTCATGACATCGTCGAAGCTCCGCGGCGCCGGAGTGCTCGCCGGCGGAGCGACCGGCCGCGGCTGGCTCGGCGGCGGCGTCTCTAGGCGCAGATCCTTTTTCTCCGGGATCCACTCCGCGAACTCGGCGGGGAGCTCGCGGTGGTGAGAGATGTCGGCGAGCTCGCCGAGCTTCCGGTCCCCGGCGAGGAGGGAGAGGCGCTCGATGACCAGACCTTGGAGGCCCTCGAGCTGCTTCCTCAACACGTCCTTGTCGATCTGCGCGTCGCGGAGCCGAGCGATCAGCGTCGAGCGGTCATCGTTTAAGCTCTCCAGTTCCTTCCGAAGCTGGGCGACGTCATCGGGGTCGCGGCCCACAAAGATTGAGATCGCCATGCTCATGCTCCCGACAATCATCCCGATGATGCTGACGATGATATCCTTGTTCTTCTCGGGGATCTGATGCCGGGCGAGGAACCCAAGAATCAGCAAGACCATCAGCAAGAACAACAGCGACGCGACCCAAGAGCGGATAGATTTACTGCTCATAGCTACCTCCTATCGGAGGCCAGCTTACCGATACGCGAGGAGAGCGGTTAGGCCAAGATAGCCCCGGACGCGTCCGTCAGAGTCGCGGAGGACCGGGCCGGGAGCGACGACATCGACGCGCCTGGCCAGATGGAAGATCATCGTCGGGACGATCTGGAGGACCCCCGGCTCCGGCTTGAGGAGTCCGATGATCTGCCCGCGGATGACCCGCCGCATCGGAAGCCCCTCGAGGCTCGGGAGCTCCGTCGACTCCTCCTCGATATAGGCGATATGCCCGGAGGGGAGGACCTCCGAGAGGAGGTTCCCATCGGCGTCGAAGAGGCAGACCGGGTCCGGCGTGAGGTTAATCAGACGCACGGGAGATCTCTCTAATGCGGACCCACGTCCACCTGAAGTCGCCGAGCGATTTGGGCTCGATCCCTCGCGGATGAGGGGCCATAACGAGGAGCTCGTCTCCCTCTTGCAACCAGACTGGGTCTCGCTCCCGAGCGTGAAGAGGCGCGAGCGAGCGCGAGAGCTCCGCGATTTTAGAGCTTGGGTCGATTAGGTTGGAGCATGGCTCACAGTGAGCCCACCTCGCCGCCTCGAGGAAGGATAAATTCTTGA